ACGGTATCCGTCACCGCGACCATCGCCGTGAGTGCCGACCAGATGAAGAAGATTCCGTCGTGTGAGCACGCGTTCCAAATGCCGACGAGCTATTGGCTTGACCTGGAAGGGGCCTTGACCTGGACGTCAACTGGACCGTCATCGCCCAGGGGCGTTCTGCTGCCGTAGACGCTGGGACGAATGTTCTCGACTTGGCGTCAGACGACAATTCGAACGTCAGGCTGAGCGTCCGCACCGACCTGAAGAAGGACTCGCTTGGGGCTATCGTGGCCTCCGACGCTCCCGGAGTCACCTACGGTAATGCCAACGTCACGGGCCAGCTGCTCATTGCGAACTTCGATACGATTGGTTACGCATCGGTCACGATGCAGCTGTTCGGGACGTGGACAGGAACAGTCAGTTGGTTCGCTTCGAACGATATGAACGCCGGATACGTTGCGGTCGCGGCTTGGTCCGTAGGTGGTGGCGGTGCCCCCGTCACGACGGCCACAGCTAACGGCATGTGGTCAATCCCCTGCACTGGTCGCTATCTACGCGTGATCTTTACGACCGCATCCTCTGGTGTGGTGCAAGTATCGCTGCTGCCTAGGCTAACCCCTGCGGTGCATGCGGATACCAGCATTGCCGTGTCCGCCAACACGAACCAAGTCGCCGGCACAGCGACGGTGACGGCAGGTGTTGCCGGACTTCAGGCAATCGGGGGAAACGTCGCCGCGGGCGTTGCTCCTACTGCCAACCCCGTTCCCGTCGGGGCCATCGACCCATCTGGTCTGACCCGCAGGGCGCTGTCGGACGCGACTGGCAGGCTATCCGTCGTAGGACAGCTCGCTTCCGTCATGACAGCACTAGGGGCCGCTGCCGCTCCAGTTGCCACATACGACGCGAAAATGGACAAGGACGGCATCGATCTCAACTATCTACTCGCCGGCATCCTCGTCGAGCTGCGAGTATTGACCTCGTACATTTTTGAACTTCCGCGAATGCTTAGCACTGTCCAGCCGAGTTGGGATTCTCCCGACGTACTTAGGGCGGACATAACACAGTCACCCTTGTAAGGAGATCACAAAATGGCAACGAATCAGGTACGCATCCGAACACTGTCCTCAGCTCCCCTCTCAAGCGCTTCTGTAATCGACCAGCAGGCGGGCCCCTACGGCGACGGCCTCGTCACTGAGTTTCATGGACGCCGATACGAGATGGCGCGGAACAAAATGCTCTTCCACTGCGCCAACCAAGCGGCCACAGTTACCACCGTCGGATTGGCCACGACGTACACGGGATTGTGCCTGAGCAACCCACTCGGAAGCGGCGTGAACTTGTCCGTGCTCGAAGTCGGGGCGGCGTTCCCAGTGGCCCCTGCGGCAGCTCTCGTGTACGGACTTATGGTCGGGTACAACGGTGCCACGAACGTCACTCACACCACTCCGGCGGCCCCAAAGTCCAACTACATCGGCGTCGCGCCGACGGCACTTGGTCTGGTCGACGTGTCCTGCACACTTCCTACCGCCCCGTGGGTTCAACGCGTTCTCGGCAAGGTGGACACCGGCGCCATCACCGTCGACACGCAGGCTGCGCCGATTCTGTTGCAGACAGAGGGATCCATCGTTCTCGCCCCCGGCGCGTACGTGGCCTTCTTCACCTCGACGGCATCCGCGGCGGCTGGCTTCTTGGCGCATTTCGAGTGGGAAGAGGTTCTCATCACCGCGTAACAGCCACAGTTAGGCTTTCGTCGAGCGACGACACCGAAGTTCGGAATGGGCGCCAAACCTGGCGCCTTTTTCTTTAGGTTGACATTTGTAGTGCGAACGCAGCCGCAACTGCGTGAAACCACTGACGGCGGCGTGGTCGCCATGTAAAGCGCGTCTGTCTAAAACCCATGTGATTCTCGGTAGATACGTTGACAAGATATTGTCTGTATGGCGGGATGGACGCACACGACCATGACCAGTCAGACAGATCCGCGCAAACTGAAGGCTTTGTTGAGAGACTCCCAGGCCGTCATTCCGGAAGCGGATGAAGACGACGAGGAGGCGACTGGTGCGGACGGTTCCGACGGGGCGGACGAAGAGGAAGATACCGACGACAAGGAAGAGGAAGACGGCGACGAGGGCGAGGCAGAAGGGCTGACTGTCGAGTCGCTGGCCGAGTCTTTCAAGCCGGCTGTCCCGACCATCAACGAAATCATCGACGAGTTCCGCCAGGGCACGGATGCGCAGCCCGAGGCGGGCATCGAGCAGCTCGAGGAAGAACTCGACCCCGAGCTCGTGCACTCGTTCGTCGCGTGGACGGACGACGTTGGCAAGCGCGACTTCCGCAAGCTCGGCGAGGCGCTTGAGCTCGAGGACGTCGATGGATTCGTCGGCTGGTGCCGCCAGGTCCACAAGATGGAGCTGGACAACGGCGACGAGGAATCCGAGGACGAGGACGAAGAGTCCGAGGATGAAGGCGAAGGCGGCGAGGGTGGGGACGAAGGCGGGGAAGAGTCCGACGCCGAAGACAGTGGCGAGGACGAGGGCGGCGAATAGCCATGCCCGACCGCCTGAAGAATAGCCTGCGCAAGTTCTCCCATCCCGTTGAGGGCATGGTCAACACGGACCTGTCGCAGAACCAGCCCGACATTGACCCGCGGTTCGGTGGCGAGCCCGAGCCGTACCCGGCCGAGCCTGCCAGCGGTATCGCGGTGAGCGGGCCGTCGCGCCTGTCGAAGATCACAGTCAAACACCAGGACGAGCTGGCCAAGACGCTGCCGCCCTACCCGCAACGTGAATTTCCGCTCACAGTGAAGGCGAGGAAGAGGCCATGAGCACAATTGGAAAAGACATGTCCCCCGGGCGACAGCGGGCACTTGAGACGTCTGGCTCGAACATCGAGGCGGACCATCAGTACATGGCGCCCGACGGTCACCCGGCCGGTCCCGGGGCTGCGGAAGATATGGCGGCGAAAGCCGTACCGCCGATCAGCGGCGACGCGACGGCACCCAAGGTGATGCGCCGGTCGCCGTTCTCGAAAAAGTAGCGGCGACAACAAGGAGATCACGATGTCCGAAGAGCGAATTCCAACTGACGAGTACGATCAGAAACACGGCACGCCGAAGGGCTACGAGCCGACCGAGACCGACACGGGTCCCGCCTCGGCTCCCGAGCACAGTCGGCCGTCGCCGATCAAGCCAAAGTCGGGTGGCGGCGTCGATTAGCCGGCGCCACGACAAGGTCAACAACCCACACGACGAGGATCACCGATGTCCAGCACTACGACTTCCACCACCACCCTTCGAGACAAGCTCAACAGCCCGACCCTTGGCAAAGAGGCGGATGCCATCCGAGAGGCTCCCCTAGGAGACCTTCTGTCGCTTCTGCTTGACGTGGCCAATCCGGGAACCAGTGTCCCGGCAACCACCGTCGGAGGGGCCGTTGCCAACACCGGCGTTCAGAGCCCTGCGAACGCCAGCTACACGCAGGCTGACCAGACGGCGCTTGCCACCTGCGCGCTCGCCCTCGTGGTGCAGATCAACCTGCTCCGCACTGACGTCCTCGCTCTCCGCGCTGCCATGGCGACCGCTCTCACGGGCGTCCTCGGCGGCATGACCGAGACCAGCGTCACGGTCACGAGCAACAAGGCGGTCCTCGCCCAGGCCCCGACCCAGAACGGTCTGTTCGTCGTCAACGGAACGACCGGCACCCACACGGGCGTCAAGCAGCTCGTGAGGGATCCGACCCAGACGCTGGCCACCGGCCAAGTGTATTGGGACGGCGGCGTGAACATCACGTTCGCGGCCATCGACGCCATCACGGTCTGTGACCTGATGTACTCGAAGAGCGACCTGACGCAAAAGGCGTCCGTTCTTATGCGGCTCGTTTCGCCCTAATCGGCGACTGCGATCCACGGAGGCCACTCAGTTCAATGTTCATAGTACGCGCCACATGCAGCCCCGGATGTACCGAGGAAGCCACTGTGGCGCTACAAATGACTCGGCAACTTGCGTACTCCAGCCCGTTGAAGTCGTCACTCGTGACGACGGCGACGATACAGCCGGAAGACCGCGACGAAGACGAGTAGAGCTCACAAGGAGCGAGTCATGGAACCAGCAATCAACGCACCAATTCCAAGCCCAAGTCAGCAGCCAGCAGCAGAACCCATTCCCCAGTTTCCCCAGTCGCAGCCACTTGTCCCAGCGAGCACACCCCCAGTCCAGGCATCAGGCGGAAAGAACGTAATGATCCCAGCAACTGCATTTCGAGAGAGATTGCAGGGCGCGAAGGCCACCGGACGCAAGGAGTACGAGGTGCAGCTCGATAAGGACGCCCAGGCTCTCGGCTACGCCAGCCACGCCGCCATGATGGAAATCTTGCGCAGTGGAGCAGGCCACCCGAGGCAGCAGCAACCCCAAGCCCGTCCGGCGAACCGACAGACCGTCGTCCAACCGAACAGGCAAGAGCCGAACCAGGATCCCCAGGTCATTCCGCCGAAGAACTCCAAAGACCGCAAGGCCTGGGATCGACAGCAGGCGAGGATCCGGGACCTCGAACGGCAGAACCGCCAAGCGCAAGAGGAGCGCGCCGCCGAGTCTGCTCGACGGAAGAAGGCCGAGCGCAGGGCGCAGGCAGCGGAAGCCAGGGCAAATCTGGAGCGCATCGCCGCGGGATGCGGCATCAAGCGAATCGGGCAGGCGATCTACCTGTTCGAGGAAGCGCACAGGGGAAAGTCAGTCGAGGAGCTAGGCCAGGTCGACGAAGCAAAATTCTTCGAAGGGCTTCGTCAAACGGATTCGTACCTGTTCGGGGAAATGGTTGTGCCGGCGACCACTGGCACCAGCGGCACCATTCCGGGTGCGCATGTTCCCCCGAGGCCATCGACCACATCAGTGGCCGCTGGCGAAGCAGCTCAAGTCGACACCATGAAGATGAGCGAAGAGGAGTTCGCATTGCACCAGCGCAAGCGTGGATTCCGAAGCGTCTCGTCGGGTGGATTGGGCTAAGGCAGTAAGCACGGGCGAGGAACTCGAACCCCCACGACGACAATAGAGAGAGAGGAAACAGATGGATTTCTCAGTCATTCAAGCAGACCCCCAAATTCGAGCCCTGGTTCAGGACAACTCGCTCGTTCGCCAATTCCGCGATCCCCTCATGCCGCGCAACCTGTTCCGCGGCGAGGCGGCGCCCGTGCATCAGCCGGGCAACGCCGGTGACAACTTCGTGTTCACGGGAGCCGGCCTCATGTCGCCGAGCCCGAACCCGCGCAACCCGAAGAACGAGCCCGCTCCCAAGGACTACCCCAAGGAGCAGTGGAGCATGCAGCTCCACGAATACTACGACCGATGCCCGGACACGCACATGCCGACGTCGATCGTGGCCATCGTCAACCTGCTTAACGAGAACCTCGCGGCTCTCGGCAAGAACGCAGGCCAGACGCTCGATCGCGCCGTCCGCAACCGTCTGTACAACGCCGGCCTGAGCGGACAGACCGTGGCGACCGCCAACGCTTCGAGCACCACCGTGGCGCTCGCCCGCCTGAACGGCTTCACGACTTCGCGTCGTCCCGACCTGTCCACCGGCAGCCCGGTGCAGTTCCAGACGGTCAGCAGCAACAACCCGCTCGTGATCCACTACCTGCACAGTGGCACCGTCTACACCACGACGGTGACGGGCTACACGCCCACGTTCTCGGGTGACGAAGTTGGCCCGGGCACGATCACCACGGCCGATGCCGTTACGATCACCGCTCGCGATCCCGTGTGGACCGACGATTCCAGCTACATCGTTCGCTCCGGCGGCGGCACCAGCATCGACGCTCTCACGAGCACCTCGACGAACGCGTTCACGTACGACCTCTATCGCCAGGCGATCGGTCGTCTCGAGGACATGAGCGTCCCGAAGTTCGCGGACGGGTACTACCACGTGCACATGAACAGCTACTCGAAAGCGCAGCTGTTCACGAGCGCCGAGCAGCGCCAGCTCCTCACCTCCCTTCCGGACCATTACTGGTTCAAGAAGTTCACGCTGGGCGAAGTGCTCGGCGGCATCATCTTCAACGACGTCCAGTGCCCGCGGAAGAACACCGTCATCGGTGGCGCCACGAACACGTACGTCGGCGGCGAGGGTGGCGAAATGTTCGGTGGCGAGACCATCAGCTCCGGCTCGGGCACCCTGGAAGTGCAGCGCCCGATCTTCGTCGGCGCCGAGGCGGTATTCGAGTACTACAACGACCTCAGCGGTCTCACGACCGAGGCGGGCGTGTGTGGTGTCGTCGGCGAGTTCCAGCCGGCGCAGCTCACCAACAACGGCGTCGAGATCAACGTGGACCGCGTGCAGGTCTACATCCGGGCGCCCGTGAACGTGAAGGGCGACATCGTGACGAGCATCTGGCGGTCCATCATGGACTGGCCGACACGCACCGATGCGACGACCGGTGACAGCGCGCGGTTCAAGCGGTCCGTTGTTGTCGAGCACGTCTAACCGCGCGCCTCAACATCATGAACAAATCGCGGGACAGCCGTCACACGACCGAGAAGAGCTCGGGCGGCTGTCTTGCGTCCAAGTTTTCCCCTCGTGGGAAATTGCCCTTCGGGGCATTCAATGGGCCTGGGCTTGTCTATGACAGCCGTAAACACAGACGTTCGTGTCGTTGTGTTCTGGCCCGCCTGCTCTGTGGTTGCACTTCGGTGCTTGCCCATACGAAAGAGCAGGTTCGCCGCACGCGCCTGATGGTCGCTGATACGTGTTGCGCCTGCTTGGTCAGTGGGTCTCCACGCCAGCTTTTAGATGGCGAGTTTGGACTGGCTTCGGCCTTGTCCAGATTGTTGTGTGGCATTCGAACGCTTGCGCGTTCATTTGACGGCTCGGATGTTAATCGTCCGTTGGTGACTTAGGTCATGACGTCCAATTCTCGCCTTACCAGTCCCCATCGTCGTGGGTTAAACGACGTATCTGGCAGCGCTGGAGTTGAACGTCCCGCCATCTTTTTGACCGACGAAAGGTAGGCTCTGATGAGCGTCCTCAGCGACAGAACAACCAAACAGCAAGAGAAGGCATCCGCGGCCAAGCCGGAGGTCACGACGATCGACTTGCCGGCGTTCACGGAGGCTTCGGTGGAAGAGGGGGGCGTGGCTTCGGTCGACGACCTCAAGGTCACGCCCGAGCAGTTCGCGGCCGAGAAGGCTGCGGCTGCCGCCAAGATGGCAAAGGCAAAGAAGCCTGCGGATCCTCCGGTGCCAGCGAAGAAGGAGACTGTCCCGGCGGTCAAGGCCGATGTCGCTCTCCGTGTTCGCGTGAAGCAGGACGCCGAGTTCTTAATGGGCACGGCGGTGTGCCGCTTCAAGGCCGGGCAGATCCTGAGCGCGAACCACTACATGCCTAACGCGTTCCGCGAGATCCTCTCGCAAGTCCACACGGAGCCCGTCACCGAGTAGCCAATGCTCTCAGAGCCCGAAAAGACCCGCATCCGATACCACCTTGGGTACCCGCAACTCGGGATGAGCCCATCGCTGTCTATCGGCGTGCCGATCGATACTCCAATGCTGACCTTGCTGCAGCGGACGTTCGAGCTCCTTTTGCCTCAAGCCGAAGACCTGGTTCGCATGTTGCTCAACCGATGCGACACCACGGACCAGGCGATCGTGGACGCGCAGATCCGCATGCAGGCCGCCAAGGTCGACGGGGTGGAGCTGCGCAAGGACGAGACGGACGCGCTCGAGCGCGAGTACATGCGCCAGGTTGGACGGCTGGCCGACACCCTAGGCGTCACCATTTATCCGTACTCCGAGCGGATCAAGTCGATGCCGTCGTCGGGCATGACCAACGTCGGAATGATCGGAATCTCCCGATGAGCATCCCCGTCGCAATCAATCACGTCGGCGTGCTGACGGCCACGGCCTGGACGAATTCGTTCGGCGCCAGCCCAGTGGACACCAGCTTTGCCGCGGTCTACGCCTCGCAGATCAACAACCAGCAGGACATCGTCGGCGCCACGAGCGTCCCGGTCACGCTGCAGCTCGGAAACGTTGGCAAGGTGCGGGTGCTCATCGCCAGGTGCACAGGCAACGGCGTTGTGCTGAAGCTCACCAGTGCCAAGGGTGCGGAGCAAGCTGTCCCGCTGAGCGGCGGCGGTATCGTTGTGCTCCATCTGCCTGTGCTGGGAGACGAGCTGACTGCCGTGAAGGTGACGGGGGACGGCTCGACGGTTTCGTACTTCATCGCGGGGGACTTGGCCTGATGCAACAGGACCGGACCACTCCGAGCCATGTCCCGGCCGAATCCACGGCCGCATCGGGCAGGCTGCATCCTCTGGCCCCAGGCCAGAAGACGCTCGGGGAAAGTCTCGGTCCCACGATTGACGTCATTCGCCAGATTGCCACGAGCCTCGGCCTGCGCCCGTACCGCGTCTTTCTCGTGCACTGGGAGTGGCCGCAGACCAAGGGCATCGGCGCGCCGGTTGAGATTTCGCGCCGGGAGATTATGCCCACCCCGAAGGTGGCCGATATGAGCGGCATGCCGTTCAGCTTGGCCGCAGTCGGAATGACCGAGATGGGCGGCGTGCGAGTCAGTCAGATCAGCCAGCGGTTCAGCGAGGACGACCTCATCGGTCGCACGCCTGACCTGCGCGACACTGTTCACCCGAAGACCAGCCGCGGAAACGTCGAGTTCTTCTACGAGATCGTCGAGGCCCGCCAGACGGTCCCCCCACCCAAGCCCAGGCGGTTCGTTCCCCAGGGCGTGCCGATGCTCAACCGCACCGGCATGGAGTGGCGGCTTTCTCTCACCCGCAGCGAGTACACCTACGACGGTGTGGTGGAGGCGGCGCGGTGATTCGCAGGGTGCACGTTCGTGACCTCGCCGGTTACATCGACAAGATGCCCAAGGAGCGCCACGCGGCGGCCGTGAAGCACGTGCGGCGCACCCTCAAGCAGCGCGGCCGAGTCATCGTACGGGAGGAGATCAACGCTACACCGAAGATCCCGGTGGACTGCGGCGAGTACCTGCGCTCGTGGCAGGTCGTCGACATTCCCGACGGCGTGCGCATCTTCTCGACGAGCCCCTACGCAAGCATCATCGAGCGCGGCCGGCGCCCTGGCTTCTGGAGCAACATCCAGGCGCTCATCGGATGGGTTCACAGGCACGGGCTCGTTAACCAATCATCGCTTGCGTCGACCGTTTCAAAGCGCCAGGGAAAATTCGACAATTTCCTTGTCTCGTCGATGTCGGATGCGAAACGAAGAGCGGCCCATAAGAAGATCGCCAAGTTCTCGCTGGAAGGCGCGGAACGCAGCATCGCCTTCGCCATCGCGGCAGCCATCAAGCGTCGCGGCTTGCCGGCCAAGCACGTGTTCGAGCGGGCCTCGAAACGCATCATCGAAGAGTGCCGGGACGCGTGCCGGTCTGCCTTCGCCAAACACGAGGACGTGGCCTGATGCTGCGCGAAGAGTACAGCCACACCGCCACCATGGACGTTCGCGACGCCTGCGCGCTGGCGCTCAAGCGCCTCCTGCTCAGCATCGATCGCACGATCGAGGGCGAGCACATTCAATTTGCGCAGGTCTTCGACGAGTGGCCCACCTCGGACGACAAGTTCGACTGCCCGGCCGCCTGCGTACTGCCACCTCCTGAATGGCGATACGACGACACCGGCGGAACGCCCAAGCTCATGGAGCAGACCATCGAGCCGCTGCCCATCCCCACGCCTGCGGATGGCGCCATCGTTCCGCCGGCCTTCGGCCTGTTCAAGACGGCCGAGATGCTCGACGAGTTCGGCATCATCCTGCGGACGACGACGACCGCCAAGCGGTCGATGCTAAAGCTGGCCGTGGAAGAGGCATTCCAGACCGCGAACGTCACTATGGATCCGAACGGCCAGCGCTACGGCCTACTGCTTGACCTTCCCGAGTATTACGACCTGAAGGCACGAGCCTCACTTCTCCGCGGTCAGAACAGCGACAGCGACGACGCAGCCATGCGCAACCAGCGCGAGGCCACGTTCGTTGTCTCCATGCAGGCCCCGAAGGTTCAGGTCGGCGCCGTGTGGCCGCTGGCACTGACAGTCACCAGAGCCACTCAAACCGCTGACGGCGCGACCATCAGCACCGCCGTAGTCCAGATCCCCACTCCCTATAGGAGCTAGCCGATGTTCATTCTTCGCACAACGTCCATGCCCACACTGGCCCAGCTCACCCAGATCGAACAGATCGTGGCGGTCGACTTGGCTGGCCCGAATCAGCCGGTGAGCCTCGGCTCTGCTCAAGCCGCGAGCGTCGGCGAAGCTCTGCAAGGCCCGTTCGTGACCAAGATCATGAACAGCCCAGGCGACCTGAAGGCATACTACCAGAGCGCGGTCCCGGGCCGGTTCGTTCTGCAGAGCCAGAACACCGTGAACGCCGCGGCCGATTCCTCGACGCCAATTCAGGACGGCTCGGGCGTCGCCTTCGACGGCAACATCATGGCGGAGCTGAAGGGCAAGACCTTCACCGGGCTGGCTATCCAGCGCGTCGACTGCGACATGGTCTCGGCCACGCCATCGACGACCAAGGTGTTCGTCAAGTTCAGCGTCGTGGTCGATGCGTCCGACACCACGGGGAGCGTGACCAACAAGGACATCGTGATTCCTTCCGGTCAGCGCTTCGCTGACAATTCCACCCCCACCGTGGTCATCGCCACCAGCCAGGAGGTTCACATCCCGGCCGGCACGACGATTGTGGGCGGCGCGGTGGTCTGCGGCGTCAACTTCGTCCAGGACGCTGCCTCGGGCATGCTGACCTACTCGACCACGGGTACGCTCATCGGCGTCACGGCCTTCTTCGTGAAGGGAACGTCGGCGACCACCGCCGGAACGAACCTGATCGACACACTGGTCGACACCGCGATCCCGGGCGTGGTCTCCGTCGTCGGCGGCACTGTCTCGACCATCGGCGCGAACGGTTCTGCGGCTGACGCCTACGCTGCCGCTGGCGGCGCCGCGGCCCCGAGCCCGGACACCCTCGCGAACCGCATTGCGGCCTGCTACCCGGCCGCCATCAACAAGACGCTTCCCGGCACTCAGGACACGTCGAGCATCATCGCGATCTGGAGCGCCCGCAACTGGGCGATGTCCGCTGCGAACGCCCAGAAGACGATGCGGAACAACCTTTGGCAGAACGCCATCGCCAGCAGCACCGGCGGTCGCGGACGCGTCGCCTGCGTGACCGTGGCCCCTGCCCTCGGCGTGCTCGCCTCCGATGCCACCACGGCAAAGGCGCTCTACACCGGCCTCAAGACGGCGGACAGCATCGCAGCGTCGAACGCGGATGCGGATCGCTTCTGGATCTGTGGTCCCTTCGCGCAGGTGTGGAGCGACGAGCTCGCCAAGGACATCACCATCAGCGCTTGCGGCGCGCGCGCGGCCATGAAGGTGAATCTGTTCAACGCCGGCAAGTCGGAGTACCAGACCAGCGTCGGCCCGAGCGAGAACAACCAGCTCCAGGCCGTTGACTCGGTCGAGGCGTGCTTCCTAGCCAACCCTCCACAGGAGGCGGACTTCATCGCTTTCAAGGCGAACGGCGTGGCCTGGTTCACTCGCGACCCGTCGGCGGGATGGTGGTTCTACAGCGGCGTGACAGCGGCGGATCCGATTCAGTACCAGAACCGCGTGGCCGACAACCGACGCAGCTTCGCCGACGAAATCCAGGACATCATCTTCTCGCTGGCGAACAAGTACGCCAAGAAGCCAGGGACGCAACAGCGCTCCGATGCGTTCATGACCGACATGGTCTCGTACCTGGAAGCCCTGAAGACGCCCGGTATCGGCGACCAGCGCTGCAAGAACTACCAGGTGCTCGAGGGCGCCGCCGCTGGAAACACCGACACGCTGAACGCCCACGGCGTCTTTCTTTTCGAGGCCGACGTCCAGATGTTCGGCGATATGAATGCCCTGGTCGTCAAGGCGATGATCGGGCCCAACGTCATCATCTCGCAGGCTTCCGCGGGCTGACACAGGAGCAATTGACCCATGCCAAATGCTGATTACCGGATCCTTGGCCGCGACTCGACGATGCGGCTCACCCAAGACGGGGCCTTGCTCGCGGAGACGAGCGCCCTGTCCAACATCGAGCTCAAGCTCGTGCAGACGCTGCTCAGCGAGGGTTTCCTCGGCGAGTCAGCGAAGCGGCACCGAGAGATCTTCGACGAGGTCGACATCTCGTGGTCGGTCGAGCCCGAGGGCAAGGAGATCCTCCAGATGCAGAACGCGGTCTACCAGCGCGCGCGCACCGGGCAGGGCAACCTGCAGATCAACCTCGGCCTGCGGCTCGCGTTCCCGTCTGGGTTCAGCGCCCGCCTGACCATTCCCGATCTGAAGTTCGGCGCCAACGGCGACCTGAGCGTGCCGGGACGTGAGCAGTTCGTGAAGATGGCATTCTCGGCGAAAGCCAGCATGTACATCCCGAACTACGTCTAAGCGTTTTCATTGAGGAGGAGGCCCCATGTCAGAATCACAGAACATCGCCGCGGGAGCGGCGGACGCAATCGCGCGACTTCCACGTTACGACTTCGAGATCAAAGAAGATCCGGCCACGCCCGGCACGATCTTGGAGACTGACCCGAAGAAGGTCACCCTTCGACGCCTGACCTACATGGAAGAGAAGTCGGCGCTGCAGGCCAAGGACAACGGCGGCCACAGCTACGAGTACGAGGGGGCCATGCGCGCCCTCGACGAAGTGGACGGACGCAAGATCACCTGGGAAGCCGACGACAAGGTGCGGACGTGGGAATCGTTCTCGCCCGTGGTGCGCGACCTTCTGGCCGGCGGCTTCATGAAATACTGCTTGCCCACGAAGCGTCAGCGTGACGATTTTTTCGCCAGTGTGAAGGTGCGCCTTCCCGGAGCGTAGAAGGCAAGCTCCTCGACGCACTTTGGGACGATGTAGCCTACTGTTGCAGATACGGACACCAGCCACTCTCTGAAGTTTTCAGCCTGTCGCGCTTCGAAGTGACCGACTTCAAGGAAGCCCTTAGCAGGCTGGTTGAAGCGGAAAACAAACAGAAGTGATCGATGACTGAGAACACGACCCAAGTGGAAGGCCTGGACTTCACAGTCCAGGACCACACAAGCGCGCCGACCGAGAAGATGACTCGGTCGGTGGAGCATTTCCACAGCGCGGTCGAGCGGACGACGGCGAAGCTAGAGAACCTCGGCCACCACACGGCCATGACCGCGCTCGGCGCCGTCGGGCTTGGGATTGGCTTCCACGCCCTCGCCGAGAAAGCGAGGGACGCGAACACCGAGCTCGAGCAGGCGGCTAAGCGCATCGCGGGCGTGCAGTACACGTTCGGAGGCTGGGAGAAGGGCATCAGCGGCCAGCAGAAGTGGAACGAGGCCCTCGAGCAGGGACAGGAGATCGTAGAGAGGCTGGAGTCGTCCGAAGGCAAGCTCAAGATGGGGCGCGACGCTCTGGCCGACATCTACAAATCGACCACGGCTATCAGCGCTCGATACGGTCTGTCCCAGGAGCGACAGCTCGACTACACCGAGAAGCTGGCAGCGGCCCAGAAGGTTCTCGGGACCAGCGCCGAGGGCGCGTCCATGGTCATCGGCCGGGCCGCGCTCACCGGGAAGATTCGCGGCTTCGACGACTTCAGCAAGACGCTGCGGTTTGCCGTCGGCGATCTGAAGGCATTCTCAAAGCTGGGCGAGGAGAAGCGCTTCGAGAAGCTGCAGAAGGCGATGGGCGACCTCATGCCAGCGGCCGAGGGCATGGGAAAGGGGCTTTCCGGATCCCTGTTCGACATCCGTGAAAGCGTCAACCAGCTGACTCGCGACATCAGCGGACCGGTGTTCAAAGAGGTTACCAAGGAGATCGGCGGCTGGGCCGCGCACCTGAAAGAGGTGCAGGCGAGCGGCCAGAGTCTGGCGCACAACTACGGCGAGAAGCTCGTCACGGCCTTCGGCTACCTGAAAGACACCACGGCGTTCATCGCCGACCACTGGAAGTCGATCGCGCTGATCTTTGGCGCGAGCAAGCTCGTCGGCATGACCGAGGGGCTGGCAGCGTGGGGAAAGAAGGGCGGCGCCGCTGGAATAGCTGGAGCGGCGTCGGGCGCGGCCGGGGCCGTCGGCACCATGCAGGTCCGCGCCGGCATTGTGAATATCGACTCGAGCGGTGCCGCTGGTCTCGGGAAACCGGCGGCCGAGGCGCTGACGACGTCTCTGCGGCCGAGCATGGCCGAGACGGTCGGCAGGTTTGCCAGCGTGGCCGGCAAGGCTTTGATGGTCACCGAGGCGCTCGGGGCGCTGTATATCGGCGCGGAGGGGCTCGCCAGGTTGCTCGACGCTCAGCAGTCCAAGCAGCTCGAAACCCAGCGTGCCGCTCCCCGTGCCATGGACGCCCTCACGGCGGGCGCCAAGGCTATGAGCTCGGCACTGAACGAGCGATCGGTGAAGGAAACCTTTGGCCATCTCAAGAGCGCATTCGACGCCTATGGCCTGAAGGTAGGTCATGGTCAAATGTCGGCCTCGGCAATCGCTGCCGAGCTCAGGAGCATGGCGCCAGAGACGGCCGCCAAGCAGCTGGGGATGTTCGGCCTCAAGGGTGTCAGCGCGAAGAGCGTGCAGGGCGCCGGCTTCATCGACGAGGCCGCCGGCAGGGTGGCGTCGCTTCTGAACGGATTTGCCGACCAGCTGCTCAAGACGTATCCCGACCTGGCAAAGTCCGGATCCGCCATCTCGCGCAAGGCGGACATCAACCAGACCATCCAGCACCTCGAGATCCACCCGGACTTCAAGGACGCTAACCCCGATCGCGTCTGGCACCAGCTCACCAACGAGGTCATGGACATCGCCCACAACCCACGCGGCTCACTCATTCCCGCGGTGGTGCGGTAGTGGCCGATACATCGGAAAGCGGTCTGGTAGAGATCGTCCCCCTGGTCGACGGATACCCGACGATCAACCTCCGCGCCGGCGGGCTTCCGTTCAAGGGCTTGGAGTTCGGCGGGCAGCAGCGCCTGAAGACGACCTGGTACGTGGGCAACCCGGTCGGTACACAGACCGCCGGCGGCCCGATGGTCCTGCCCACGATCATGGGCGGCCGTTGGATGGACGTGGACCTGGGCGAAGGTGGAGCTCGCAGTCTCGTCCTGCAGTTCGAGGCGCTCCGCGACCGGGCGATCCCGCTTGAGGTGCGTTGGGGCGGCCGACAGCTCGCCAACGGCGAAGACCCGGCCATCGTGCGCCGCGGGAAGATCTCGAAGTTCGTCCCGAAGTACAACACGACCTGGCACATCGAGTGGACGTGCGAGTTCGAGTGGTCCGGGGGAGCACCGCAGGCCAAGGCCCCACTGCTATCGAAGGCATTCACGCCGAGCAACGACTTCAGCGCCCTGTCGGAGCAGCTGCAGGACACGCAGGATCAGACGGAATCTTTCCTCGACACGTTCTTCGCCTGGCAGAGCGCCGAGGCCGGGGCGCTCCTGACGGTATCGGATACGTTGGACGACGTGCAAAACTCCATCATCGACGCCCTGGACACCATCGACGGTGCGAGCGCCATGCTTTCCGACGCTGCCAATGGCGGAGGCATCCCGAGCCAGGTTGCCGATCGGGTGCGCGGCGTGTGCGACCACCTGGTGACAGTCTGCCAAAACGGGCGGTCTGCGGTGAGCGATGTGGCGGGCCTGTGGACCAGCGGCACGCTGTCCGGGCAGGCGTTCGTGGACGCCGGTACGCTCTTTCGACAGCAGGCGGCGCGCGCGAAGCTAGCGATGTTCCCGACCGACGATCCGCTGCAGCGACTCGATGGGCAGATCTCGCTTTACGATTTGGTCTTGTCGTGGGACCTGCTGGCTCAGCAAGCGTTCGTCACCTCCTCGAATCTAGCCAGCCAGCAGGTCCCCGACATCATTGCAATCGTTCGCCCGCCGGTCGGCAGCGACCTCCGCGATCTGGCCGTGAAATACTACGGCAACGCCGACGACTGGGACGTCATCGCGGACTACAACGATCTGCCAGATTCCGAGGTGCCGCCGAACCCGACCGGGCCGAGTGACAACGGGGGTCCGCCGATCTACATCCCGCGCATGCCAGACCAGACGATTCAGCCTCGGCAGGGTGGAATCACGTGACCAGCCCGCAGCCTCGCGACTATCGCCCGGCTTGGCTTCTGCGCATGTTCGTTCGCCTCGAGGACTTCGGTGCGGCCGACGACTCGGATGCGCAGGACGGCTCGAAGCCGTACCAGGACGCTGCTGTCAAGCAGCAGGCCGATGCCGCGATCATCGAGGGCAAGCTCGCCGTCCTTGCAGCCGCCAACCAGGGCCGATCCAAGTCGGCGATGATCGGCCTAAGCACGATGGCGAAGGCTCTCAGGCGCAACGCCACCAAGGCGCAGCAGCAGAGCGACTCGGCTGCCGGTGACAAGGGTGCCGGCGATGACTTTTCGGTGGAGTTCATCACGGTTCCGCAGGACCTGGACTTCGAAGACCGAGGCTTTCGCGAGGCAGACCAGCTGACGGCATCGTTCCCGTTTCAGGATCTCCCACTGCACCCGCTCATCATTCGCGAGATCCGAGTCGAGGCGTGGGTGGGCACGGTCAGTGTCGAGGACTTCGCTACGCCGGACAGCTGGCGTCTGAAGGCCATTCCAAGCGACCGGTGCGTGCGCAGGTTCAACGGCTACGTCGACCTTCCGGAGATGGAGCACGACGAGACGAGCGGGACGGTGCACCTGAAGGCCCGCAGCTACATCGCGGTCCTGATCGACAACCACATCAACCCGCGCGCCAAGGCGCACCAGATGCAGGCGTCCGAGGAGTACCTCACGACCTACATCAACCGCATCCTGTCGGAGTTTCCTCCGACGTCGGGCCAGCACGGCGACGCCTTTCGAGCGGTCTGGTACGGTGGCGCGGCAAAGGCTGAGCCGAAACTGTCGCGCAAGATCTTGCTGCGGTCACTGCAGACGGCGTCCAGCCGAAACGCCGCCGCTGGGCAGACGGCTGGCAATCCCGTGAATGCCCAGCCAGATTCAACCGTCGAAGGTGCGGATCCCCAGGGCTTGGGAGACGAGGCGCCAGGTGGTCTAGCCGGCATGCCACCAACCGCAGTCACCCCGGAGGGCATGCCCATATGGGATCTCATCACGCAGGCGTGTGAGCTGTGTGGCGTGATGCCGCTCTATCGGCCAAGCCTGCCCTCTGCCACGGGGAGCATCGCCGGCGTCGAGCAGACGGTGGATCCTGCCAACTGCCTGCTCCTCGTGCCGCCCGAGGCTTTCCTCGACGACATCTCGAGCGGGACTCAGATCTCCGGCGGCTCTCGCGACGGCTTCCGCCGCAACTTCACCGACGCGCAGGGGAACGCCTTCGGATCGGACGTCCGGTTTATGGTCTGGGGGCACAACCTTTCGAAGATGAAGCTGGCCCGCAAGATGGGCAAGGCGCGACCGCAAGCCGTAGAAGTGCACGCCTACAACCCGGACGCCGAGGGCGCCAAGCGGCAGTTGATGAGCCGCTTCCCCAAGCACGTCACCAAGGCGAAAGGCAAGGGAGGGAAGGGCGGCGGCAAGTCTGCCAGCAAGATGGGCGAGAAGGGGCACGGCAAGATCGACTCGGTCCGCATCTTCGAGGTGCAGGGCATCCGCGACCAGCTGGCCCTGGACTCGATCGCGGTGTCGCTCTACCACCAGCTTGCCAGGCAAGAGCTGACCATGGAGATCGAGACGGACGAGCTCGCCTCGTACATCGACCCGGTGGCCAGCGCAACAAACGGCCAGCTCGTTCCGCTCCAGCACAACGACCAGCCGGACCTGCTGCGTCTCTGCGCCGGGACGCCGGTGCAGGTGACGGTGGCGAGGCAGTCGACCGATAGCTCCGACCTCACGATTTGCAGCCTGTCGGAGTTCTACGACCTCGGCGGATCCAACGTCCTGAAAGCGCTCACCGAGCAGAACAACCGCTGGGGATCTTGGCGTACCGACGGAAGCATGGACCCGGGGAAGCTCACGGAAACGGCTCGCAAGATTCAGCGGGCCTACCAGACGGCGAAGTTGCCGAGCGTCTACTACTGCCGCGGCGTTCAGATGAGCTTCAAGCAGGGCGACGACATCTTCCACGCCCGCCTCGAGCTCACCAACTACATGCCGTCGAACGACCCGGCGAACATGGACGCCACCAGCCAGGAAATGAACGACCGCCGTAAGCGGAAGGCCACGACAACCACCGGACGCAAGAAGACCGCCGAGGAGAAGCGAAGCACCGTCGTGGTCGACAACGCCGGAAGGATCGGAGCGAAGCGATGAAGGGCGGTCGCGCGCGCGGCACCGACGTCCGCGGCGGCATCGATGCGCGCGCTCTGAGCGAGGCCGTGGCCAGGCCTGGCATTGACACCCGGGCGTGGGTCATGGAGGGCACTGTCTGCACGCTGGACCGTTCTTCTGGCACCTGCGACTACGAGGACAACCGAGCGGTGTGGAACAGCCCCGGAGGCGTGCACGTGGACGTGCTGCTGTCCAACGGCCACCACGTGACCGCCCGCTACGCTGGCGTCCAGGCCGGCGACGTGACCATCCTCGCGCCGATTCGACCTGGCGATCCCGTGGTGGTGCAGAACCCTGGCGGCTCGCTCATGGCGTGCGTGATTGTTGCCATCCTGCACACGCGATCGAACCGCCAGCCGACTGACGGCGGAAAGCCGATCTTCGACAACAACCGCCTGCTGATCCACGCGAAGGACGTGCCGATCGACATTCGCACTGCCGGCACCGCCGGCAACCCGGGCGTCCAGCTCTTCATCGGCCAGGACGGAACGATCCGCGCTGGCAACCAGGACGCCACCGAGCAGAACGTGCTGGGCACGAGCTACCGCCAGGCGGAAGACCAGCTCCTCGACGCCATGGAGAAGGCGGCTCAGTCCCTCGCCTCAGCGGCGGCGGGCCCATACAGCGGACTGACTCCAGGGTTCACGATGCTCGTCGCTGCATTTGAGGCGTTCAAGCTGGCCGCCACGGCGAAGAAGAGTTTCCTATCAGACGTGGTGTTCACCAAATGACCACCGTCCAAGCTGACTTCGTCTACGTCGGTTCTCCACAGCTGTTTCCTGGCTGGTCGGAGATCTTTGCGGGCGTGTGGCAAGCACCTGACGTCGGTGTTGTGGACTTCGGCACCAGCGTGTGCGACGGGCACGCGCCCGCCGACGGTGAGTTCTTCCTCGCCTACAACGGCAACGTCGGCGCGCCGGACCAGGTGAAGCAGCAGGTTTTCCAGGTCGTCGACTGCGGCTACCACGTCGTCCTCGGCCTGCCCGTGTTCACGCAGCCGAAAGTCAAAAGGGCCGCCGGTTACGAAGGTGGCGCCGCCTACGTGGCTGACCTGCGCGTCTACGTCAAGAACGGAACGGTGTACGGCGGTCAGTGGTTGAGCTTGCTCACCGTTCCGCCCGTGCTGCTCGACCAGGATACGGTCACCTGGCTGGTCGACAACATCTACCCGCCCACGATGAACAACGCGTGGACCGGCCGCGGGATCGGCAACGACACGTACGCCGTTCAGAAGACCGCCGCCGCAGACTTCCTGGCGCTCTACCCTGACTTCCCAACGCTGGACCAGGCAACCCAAGACGCGATCATCGCGGATCTCAACCGATTGATGGCCCAGGTTATGGGCAACGCAGTCATCACGCACGCGCCAGGCTACGGCGGCACCGTGACCACGGCGCCCAACACGGGAGCGGGCTTTGACCTCCCGATCCCGTCGTTCGTAGTGATGGTCGATGGAGCGGGTGCGTTCTCGTCGCTTTGGTGGAAGTCTGGCATCCCGCCGACCGCATGGGTTCAGGTCGCCGGTAGTGGTGGAGGCGGCGTCACGCTGTCATCGGACATCCCGCTGCCCGATGGAATCGGGAACGCCGGAGATCTGGCCAGCGGTCAGGCCACGGCCAAGGGGCACGTTCACCCAGCAAACCCGGCACCGCCACCTCCAGCCACCGCAACGGGGACGCTCTACACGGCGAAGGTCGGAGCGTCGCTTGACATGGGCAGCGTCTATTGCGCTTTCCTTGGGCCGCACACTCCTCACTCGAACACCCCTATGTTCGAGGTTGACTTTGCCGAGATTTCCCCAGGGGTCATGCAAAGGGATGTGACTGGGCCGATTCCTGACTCTTGGTTCGACGGGGTAATCGTGACCCCTCCTCGTGGTGAGACTTCTCCTCTCGTTGGCAAGCGAGTGATCGCTTACTACCAGGGCGACACGTCTGTGACGGGATTCGAGGAGCCCTATCAGCTCGTCTGGATCATCGACGACGTTGGCTTTCACTGGGAACCGTACTTGGACGCCTACATTGGCGTCTCCACCTACGCGCGCATGCACCTTGACCCAGCGATGTCCTACTCGGCCGCATGGGGCACTGGGATGAAGTTCTCGGTCGAGAACGGGACTCTGTTTGGAGGCGGATACTTCACATTTCTGAACACGCCACCGTTCGTGCTGCGGACCACGTTCGTGAGCTGGTCGTGGACGGCCGGCGCCATCCCGGCATCCGATGAGAAGTGGGAACTGCTCACCGGCCCGCAGATCACGAGCGAAGGCGCGCTCACGACGACGCTGCAGCAGACCGCCACTGGGACCGGCCTCGGCGTCGGCATCGGATTCAACGAGACCGAGATGCCGTTGTGGTTCGACACGCTTCTCGGCACGCCGGGCACGGACTTGCTCGCCGGCCCCTATGCATTCGATGCAGAAGACGTCGGAGCTTCGCCGACCGCTGACCCTGGCGCGCTCGTGGTCCTGCGGGCGAAGCTCTACGACGTCGAGTCGAGCACGATGATTCTGTTCATCGACTTCCCGCTGCCGCCCGGCGCGGTTGGGTCGAGCCCGGTGCTGGCCCACGCGGTGACCGCCTTGGCATCAACGTACACCTGGACTCCCGGCCACCACCTGCGGCTGAAGTTCGCGCTCTGGACCGACAGCGCAACGCCCGTGTTGCTCGGCATGACCTACAACAGCGCCTCGCGCGGCACCAAGCTCACGGTGCCGTTCGAGATGCCGGTCACCGGGGCGAGCGACGGCGTGCACGGCCACCTTGAGGGACGGGACGCCACCGACCAGCACCCGACGAAGGCCGTCAGCCCGGACACCAAGACGGACGTCACTATCACCGCCGGCGTGATGCCGGCGGTACCCTATGGCTCGTTCGCCAACGTGATCTCGGCAAGCTCCAGCTTCGACTTCATCGACGCCGCGGGATGGCCGGCCAATGGAGTGCTTGAGGTCTACTTTGGCGTCGCGTGTGCCATTCTAAGCGACCATACGGCAACGGGAACCAACCGCCCGATCCGCACGTATAAGGGCACGTTCAGTTCATACCAAGTGGTCAACGTTCGCGCGGGCGCCACCGTCATGTTCCGCTTTCGACCAGACCTCGGCTCGTCTGGGATGTGGCTACTCAAGGAAATGCAGCAGGGATGACCATGAACAAGATTCGCATCGCACTCCTCACTCTCGCCGCCCTTGCCATCGGCTACGCAGCCTCGGCAGAGACAGTCACGCCAGGGACCGACGGCACGAGCGGCGACTACGGCCCAGCCTACCTCGATGCCGCGACCAGCAAGCTATGGTGCTCCCAGGCCCCCGGCATCTCGGTGCAGCTCCCTAATCAGAGTTCTCCGGTGTCCTGGCCGGCGTGCTCGACGGCGCAGATCATGTCGTCCGACATTTGCACCAACACGGCGGGAGGGTGCCCCATCCTGGACACCAACAGCAGGCTACCCGTCGCTCAGATGCCTCCGATCACCGTCGTCACGCCGACCGGAATGGCTTGCGCCGGCAAGACTGACACGACGACGAGCACGAGCACGGCGACCGGAACGGCAGGGACGACCTTCTACCAGACGGCCGCGCAGCCGGTGACGTGCACCGTGCTCAGCACATCCACAGTTGTTGTTCTCCCCAACGCCACAAAGACTTGGACAGGCACCTTGACCGTTACTCAGACGGATATCGGTACCACCGCGCAGACCGCGGGCACGATTCCAATCCGCGACGGTACCGGGCACATCCCTGCTGTCGATGTGCCGCATGCGAGCGGGGACGTGGTGGCCAACACTGCGATCACCGCCAGCGGAGCGACGAACAAGATCGTTCAGTACGATGCCAAGGGTCTTGTCGTCAGCGGCGTGGACGCAACGGCGGCTAACATTGGAGCGGTCGCCGGCTCAGGACTGGGGGCAGGCTATCTCACGAAAGCCACCGGAGCATCGACGGTAGCCAGCTCCAGCATCTACGACGACGGAGCTGGACATGTCGGAATCGGAGCCACATCGGGCTCCGCATTGACATCTCTCGGGGATGCTACGTTTACGGGTACAGTATACGCCAACGGTGTCGCGCTTTGTCAGTCGGACGGCAACAACTGTCCCGCAGGCGGCGGAGGAACTGGAATGGTTTGTAGCGGGACGTGCACCACGGGGAGCATGGCTAAGTTCTCTGCCGGGCCGGCGCTGACCAATGCGACGGCTGGGACGGACTACACCACACCGGCCAACGTTACAACGGCAATCAACACAGCAGTCAACGGGACGACCAACTACGGAACGCAGTTCACAGGAGCCCACGTAGTTGGTAATGCTCCTGTGCAGTATTCCGGTAGTGACACGTTCATGACAGGAACTGCGCACGCCAACGGAGGATGGGCTCTTTGCCAGTCGAATGGAGTAAACTGCCCACTGTCTGGAATTTGGTCAGATTACCGATATGGTCCTTACTCAGTAGTGGCGGCAACAGGTGCGACGTGGATGACCGTGGCAACCTACACCTTCACAGCGCCGGCAACTGGGCACCCATCGAACGTGAACCTGAACGGGGTTGTATCTGCCCTTTCCGGCGGGCCCGGCGGCGTGTGCCACACTGGGTTCTTTATCGACGGGACGACCGCTCCCTACTTGCAATGCGACGGGACCACGACGGTTATACAAGGTGGCACCGTCACAATCCCAACGGTGTGCCAAGTTGCTGTGACAAGTGGAAGCAGTCACAACATCTATCTCCAGATTTCCACAGACTCAGGCAGCTTCAGTTGCTCTGTGGCTGCCAACCAAGCGCACCTCACCGCCATCGGTACGCCTTGACCTACTTTCCGGCGTCTATCCCAGCGCAGCCCCAAGGCTCGGGCGGGCAGGCTTGTGGCTCGTGCGATATGCAGATCATCGCATCGCACCCCACGGTGCCGTCGGGGCACACGCTTACACGGCCCCAGGACGTGCACGGGCGTTCGTCGGCATCCACGCCAACCACCTCCGCATCCACCGCATCGACGCCACCGGGCAGGCCGGCGCCTTCGCAAGCCGTGAGACCGAACGAAACGACCAGGGACAAAAGTAGGTTCTTCATGGGGTTCTCCTATTTGATTCCAACGAGCGAATTGCAGATGCGACTCACGGCCTGGACATGCCGATACTCCGCGTCGACCATCTGGAGTGCGTGGGACCTCGCCGCTGGATCCGGCGCAAGCTCTGCCCTTTGCTGTCGCTCCACCGCGTGGCCAACGAGGTCGGAGGCAAAGGTAATCTCGGCCTTGCAGGCTTCCGTCGCGGCAACAAAGCGGGAGACGCAGGCCGCGGCGGGGGATGCCTCATGCGCGCCTGCTTGCGTGCACCCGGCCATCAAGAGGGCGAAAGCTACCAGTTTCATAACGTTCTCCACCTCGATCTCCCGAGGCGCGCGCACATCAGGCTCCCGTACGGCCTGGCAGCTGCTTGGGCGACGTGCGCGCGCTCGGAAGGTCGAAGTTCGGTATGGGCTGCCAGGCTCATATCCAAAGCGTACGCCCGTTTCGCATGACGCACAAGATGAACACCAGTTCAGTGGAGAAGGGTAGGATCAGCCATGCCTAGTTTCACCGTTCGCCGAGCCGTTGCCATTGGTGGTCAGGTAGTCCGCGTGGTGTTTTCCGAGGAGCCGCGCCACCGCAGCACCGCCGGCATCGACGACGCCCGCAATGCGGCCAACTACGCCGTCGCGATCGTGCAGGGGGCCGGGCAACCACTGCGCGCCATAGCGGTGTTGCCCGCGGTCGCCGCGTTCCCAGCCTATGGCGTAACCGCAGCCGGCGAGGTGGGCTGTGACGTCCAGGTAGACCGGCCCGTGGTCGTTGGGCTCACCTACCAGGTGACGGTCAACGCGGCCGTCCGTTCCCTTCTCGGGGACGCACTTGCATCGCCATTCGCAGCTAGCTGCATCGGGGCAAGTAGGCCGGCGGCGACTCGCCAGCTTCGACGCAAGGTCCTGCCGGTGGATCTGGCGAGCAACCCGTTCGCTGGAGGGATCACGGTCCAGGCCGGCGACTGGGCGAGCCACCAAGGACTCGAATCGACCAAGAAGCGTGTGTGGCGAATCGTCTTCACGGCGCTCGGCCGTTTCCTGTGGCTGCCAAACTTCGGCCTGAAGGTCGACATCAAGAAGCCGGGCACCCTATCGATGCTGAACGGACTGCGGACTGACCTTCGCCAGCAGATTCAGCAGCAGCCCGACGTCGCTTCATCGTCGACCAACGCGTCCCTCGACGCTCGGGGATGGGTCGAGCTGGGAATAAAAGGGCAGACCAACAGCGGGGAAACCTTCGACAACACCGTCAAATTCAGCGAGAGTGGGATTAAGGTCTAGGCGCAAATGTCAATGTTAATCACGAGACAGGAACTCGCATCGATCGGCCGCGCCGCCATCGCCGGCACGCCAGGCATTCGGCTCAGCCCTGCTCTCGTCGACGTACCAGGAAGCGACCTGAACGTCGTCGTCGGCATGTTCTCCGTGCTGGCCGAGAACGTTGCCGCCAGAGGGGCCAAGGGACAGCGCGGGGCATTCGCCGAGCTCGCGCGCGGGTCGCAGCTCGACCAGCTCATCTCCGATCGCACGGGCAGCCGAATTCTGCGGTTCAGCGCCAACCCTTCGACGGTAGACCTCGTGCTCAGCCGCCCGGCGCCTGGAAGCTCCACGCCCGGTACCTTCGCCGCCAGCTCGGTGGTGCAGACCGCAAGCGGTGTGCAGTTCGCCACGGAGACAGACGCCGTCTTCGGAGGCACCGACACGTCAGCAACCGTCTCGGCCAAGGCGCTCGTCGCTGGCGTCGATGGCAACGTCGGCGCGGGCGAGATCGTCGGGTTCGGCACCAGCCCGTTCGATAGCCACCTCACGGTGACGAATCCTGCACCGGCCGCGGGAGGACTCGACACCGAGGACGACATCCCGTTCCTGGGTCGGTACCTGGCTTTCTTCCCGACGCTCAGCCGGGGCACCCTAGGCGCGATTGAGTTTGGTGCCATGCAGGTTCCTGGGATCGCGGTGGCGACCGCCAGTGAGTCGCTCAATCCGTCCAACAGCATGCCGGCCGCCTTCGTCCAGCTCGTGATCGGCGACCTGAACGGAAATGCCACCAGCGACATGGTAACGGCCGTGGCCAGCTCGCTTCTCGGCTACCGGGCGCTGGGCATCCCGGTCTCGGTCCTGATTGGGCAGGTGGCCTACCAGGCCGTCCAGTGGGCGCCGGCTTTCACCTCTGGCACCAATGAGGCTCTTGCCATTCAGCGGCTCACGGCTGTCACGGTGGCGGTGGCGCAGTACCTACCGCCGGGCCCGGGCCGCGGAACGCTCTACCGGGCCAAGCTGATCACGGCCGCACAGCAGATCCCGGGCCTCATCATCACCGACAGCTCGCTCCGCCTCCCGGCCGGCGACGTCGTTCCCGCCACCACCAACACGATGCTGAGGATCCTGCCCACGCAGGTCACCTATGCCTAACGTCGAAATCCAACTCACGCAGGGCCAAGCACTGGACATCGTCCGGCGTACCTGCGACGAGACTTGGCTGCGAGGCATGCTGAACCAGCCGGACGGGACGGCCATCATCAACGCCGCCACGGCCATCGCGGCGAGGGTGAGCGACGCCGTCGATGAGCAGACGGCATCGATGCTGATCTCTGACGCTCCGACGGGAGCGGTGGGAACGTGCACCCTGACGGCCACGCGCAGCTCGACGGGAACGACGATCGCTATCCCGAGCGGCTTCCCATTCGTGACGGGAACCGGCATCGAGATGGTCACCACGAGCGACGTCACGGTCGGATCGTCGCAGTCGACGATTGTCTTTTCGCTGCGGAGCTTGCGCCAGATTGATCTTGTGAACACCGTCGATCCTGCCTTCGACGATGCTCTGGACGTTGCGGGCAGCATCGTGGCTGCGATCTCCCCGGACGCCCCGACCATCTACGGCAGCGGCGGCGAGAAGGTGCTGTCACCCAGCTACAGCTCGCTGGACTACGTATCGAGCACGGCCATTGCTGGCGCACAGATGGACTGGCTGTCGCCGCTTGGGGATGAGCGTGCGTGCCGGCGCCAGGCCGGAGAAGACGGCGAGGCGTACCGGGCCCGCATCCGCCAGATACCCGATGCCATCTCACCGATCGCCGTGCAGGAAGCGGTTCGCGGGGCGCAGGCTCAGGCCGGGCTGCCGCCGTGCTACGTGATTGAGCCAGCGCTGGACCAGTCGAGCGACTTGGCCCGCGCGGCGATTGGGCTCATCTACGGTGACTCGCCCTACGCCGACGACGCCTTTTGCGAGGATGCGCTCGGCGTGGACATTGGGGCCAAGCAGCCGCTGCGCACGTGCTCCATGCCGTCGATTCGCGAGGGCAGGGCCTATTTCCGCGAGGCGATCCTGGGAAGCGTCGTCGAGCCTGACGACCTGATCTTCTACGCGGATCGTAGCTTCTGCGATGATCCGGTGGATGGGTATCCTGACGTTCTCCAGCACCCGGTCGTGACGTCTTCATTGGCTGCCGTTCTCGAGGAGATGAACGCCAAACGTGCCGCCGGAGTGACATGTGATCTCTCGATCGAGAACGCCACCGTGGTGGACATCGTCAACCCGCCGATGGTCTCTCAGGAGCAGGTGTTCCCCTGCCACATCCCGGATCCGAATCTTCGCCAGCCAGCGCGCGGGCTCGTGTCCTATGGAAGCACTCCGATTATCGCGGGCTACACGCAGATCAGTGGTGTCAGCACTTTTCAGGCGCCCACGGCCTATGCTTTGACGCTGTCTTCCGCTGGCGGCGGGACCACATTTGCTCAAGACGGCGACGTTTTTCTTTCCGCCATCCCTGGCACCATTACGCCGTCGAAGTGGTTTGGTCTTTGGGAGGTCCTCGATTGCGGTATCCACTCTCCGGATGGAAGCCCATGGCCAGGAAGCGGCCCAGCCATCACGACTCGTCCCACCGTTCGTCGCACGACCGATGCCAATACGCCGGCAGGACTCTGCCACGGCATGGTCGTGCAAATCACCGGGGGCGCCGGCGTTGAGCACAACGGAGATTACTTCACACTCTCGACTGCTGACCCAATTGTCGTCGACACCACGGAGATCAACTTTACACTCCTGTCGAGCTACACGCCGGTTACGTCGAAGGAAGAGATACTGTCGACGAACCAGCTCGCCTCGGAAGGCGCACCGACCACGCTCATGGTGGCGGATTCACCCGCGTGGTCGACGTACGAGCCAAACGGTTTGCAGATCGGCCCAACATTCACGAGCAAACCGATCGGGCACACGTCGATCCCGGCGGGTCCGTTCGGGGCGAGCCTCCTGCTTCGCAACAGCGTTTCGGCGACGACGTTTGCTGAGGTTCGATGGTGGATCAAGCACGTCGATGACACGACCGATGCGCCGTTCTTGAGCCTGTGGTCCAGCCCTATCGTCGATACCTACGACAGCGTCTATGACTTCCAGACGAACTTCGCTGGCCTGACGATTCTGGCAACCGACCGCGTGGAGTGCGGCGTGTTTGCCCACGGAGCGAACGACCCACATACCGGCGTCGTCCTCTACTGGACCTTCCAGGACTCGGCTCGGACGTCGCGATTCACAGTCACCTGGCAGGGCAACGAAACCTACGGCGGACCGTTCAGCAACGCCTCGTTGTGGCACATCGAACCGCCAACCAACGTCGTCTGGATGTTTCGCGAAGGCTGGGTCGCGTGCCTGTCCAACGGACCGATCGATCCGTCGACCGACAGCTACGGGATCCTCATCCACCTGAAAGGCGGAGTGACCATTCGAGCTGGACTGACCAGCGCCCTCGACGGCCTCGTGCTGAGGACGTACACGCTCGCCCAACTCGGCTACTACAATCAGGAGATCATCGGCATCGACGGCGTGCTGACTGGGGCTGACAAGTCTTTCCAGCTAATCGGTCACTTCGCGTTCACGGCGATCGATCTGTCGGAAGTCCCGGAGCCCGTGCCCACGCCAGAGATTGGACCTCTCTCCCTGGACTTCGGCGGGGACCTGAGCGCCGCGCGGTCGACCCCTTGGGTGGCTGTAAACTCGTGGTCGTGCCGAGTCAGCCTGGGGATCGGCTGGCCCGCCGGCATCATCGGCGCAATCGGTTGCGAGCTGTCCGGGCATGGGCTCACGGGCACCGCTGGCGCACCTCTTCCGCTCACCGGTCTCACTCAGCCTGCAGGAACCGCGGCCACAGCACTGGTCGCTGGCATCCGGCCGAAGGGCGCCTCTTTCATCCGGTTCACCTGGACTCCAGGTGTAGGGAACAGTGGGACCGGGAAGTCGTTCACGGACGAATCGGGCGTGAACGGACGCCTGCCCACACTGGGGCAACCATGATAGAATTCACGCGAGAACAAAGGAGCGCATAGCCAATGGCAGGACAGCGACGACGAATGAATCAGACGAACCTCGAACAGGTGCTGTCCTCCGATCTCAATCGGATGGGAAAGCTGGCCGGGGCGGAGCTCGAGGACCACGACCTGCTGCGGTCGTCTCCGTCGGATTCGTACTATGCGCCGAGCAACACGTTCGATGACTTCGCCGACTACCCGAAGCAGCAGCCGCCGATCTCTGGCCTGACGAAGGCGCCGTACGCAGTCGCGGTGCCAGGCACGTACAATCTTCGGATCGGGCCATTCGAGGGCGAGATGTTCAACTCGACGCCGGCGGCCGACGAGTCCGCGTTTCAGCTCCTGCGAACCGGCGGCGAGCTAGTCGTGTTGTGCCCTGCTCCGGACTCAAGCAATCCCAAAATCTGCCTCATCTGCGCCACGCCAGGCGACGTCCTTACCGACCAAACGAGCCGCAACATACTCGTCAACCCGTCTACGCGACAGACGACCGCGGCGAACGTTTTCAAAACAAGCTTCCCGAATTCTGTCTTGACGGTCGTTCCAGGCACGCCGGCCGCGGCGCCTCTGCCTCCGGCAGTGCCGGTTGGAACTCAGGCCCTGTTCGAGGTCTACCAGCCAGCCGGCGCATCGGACGCGACAGCGTTCCAGATCCTCCGCCGCGCGTGGCGCCGCATCGAGTTCCCGGGCACCAGCCAGCACGGCATCGTCAAGGGCTGCGTGCCAGCACTCAACGCCACATACTCGTCGTTGCCGGATGGACTACATCGCCTCGTCATTGACGGTGAACTGCTCACGTGGTCGCAAACGAAAGGCATCCCTCTACAGGCGGACGCAAACGCTACGCCTGGAGCGGCCCCAGCGAACAACGACATGCCGACGTTTCTGTACTTGTGCGGTGGGAGGCACAGCCCTTTTCGAATCGTTACGCAGTATCCCACCAGTGATTTCGGCAACTGCGCACCCGTAGCCCTGCTAGAAAGCACCACGGCTCCAGACGCATTCGGATACCCGAAAGCCGATCTTGCACTCACTGGACAGTCGTTCTCGCGCTCGGCGTGTTGTTTTATAGGACTCGGATTTAGGGCCGCTGGCGGGACCGCCCAGCTGCCGGCTTTTTACGAGGGGGACTGGATACGCTCATCGAAGAGCGTGACCGTCTCAGTGTCCGGTGGACTGGCGATAGCTATCCGAGGATTCAAGGAGCTTCCCAGCACGGGCGTCATTTCCGGAGGCTCACTGGCTCTCGCGTCCCTGCCGAGCGTTAGCACCGGGATCGAACTGACGATCGGAGCGTACTTCACGACCACTGGGAGCCAGAAACTCTACGCGGGAGGTGAGTACGTTAGCGATTTGTTTTCGCCAGCCAGCGCAGGATTGCCGTTTACTGGCTACGCTCCAAGGACCGTCGTGCAGCGGTCGCATGCCACGGGGCTCACCATAGACGTTCCCTCTGGATGCACAGCACTGGTCGTTCCCTCCGCCTACAACATGCTCGTGCCGCGCCTGGCGCGCTGAAGAATAGAGAAAGGTAAAAGACAATGATGGGACCACAGAATTTAGACTTCGGCGGGGACCTGAGCGCGGCGCGCGCCACCGCTTGGGCGCCAATCGGAACTTGGCCGTCTGGCATCGATGGGCCGAGCGGTGAGAACGTCAGCCTGGGGATCGGATGGCCGGCTGGCATCACGGGGACCATCGGTTGCGAGCTGTCGAACCACGGCATCTCGGGCGTGGCAGGCGCCCCGTATTCCATGGCCGGCCTCGCTCAGCCAGCAGGAACAGCGGCGACCGCTCTCGTGACCGGCATTCAGCCGAAGGGCGCGTGCTTCATCCGGTTCACCTGGACCCCAGGCGGCGGGAACTCGGGCGCGTCGAAGTACTTCACCGACGACTCTGGGAACGCTGGTCGCAGCCCGACGCTGGGGCAGCCGTGACCGCTCTCGTTGACGTCAGCCTGCCGATTCCAGGAAGTGCGATTGCCCTCGCCACCACGAACGCGGCGGGGGCGGTGCCGAGCTGGCTCCCGACCGTGGCGAACAGTTTCGATCCTGTCGTCAGCGGGTTGGCCGCGGGAACCGTTATCGGAGGCGCGACTGTTGGGTTGGGGACGGTCGTCGTCTCGGTCGACAACTCGAAATCCTGGAAAAAGTGGGGCTCGGCCGACACAAACTGGATCCCCCTGCACGCCGTCTCCTATACGCTGGGCGCTGCGGCCCAGGCGTGGGCTATCCCCCTGTACTGCGAAGCCGCTGGCGGATTTACCATGGAGTTCTCAGGACTTGGCATCAACGTCGATCACTCGGCGTATTTCTCCATTCAAGCGAACGGGGCTATTTTTGCTGGCGCCGTACAGGGCATCAACAGCAACAACCCCACTGTGACTGGACACCAAGGCGTCAAAATCGCCGGGGGAATCGGGATTTACTTAGCCCCAACAGACATCTGTTGGATTCGCTACGAGTGCTTAGGACCTCGCGTCTCAAGCGGGCAGCGTATTGTCCACGCGAAGGGCTGGCACTATGGCACGACACTGGGGGCGCCCTATGTGTACTCGACAATCGACTCGTCGTTTATCGTGCCGACAGCGAGCGGTGAGATTGCTTCGCTGGGTGCCTTCCTGTCCTCAGTTGGGAACGCCTCGATGATCAACGCTGGCGCCATCTGCCGGGTGGGGAACCGCAATCCATGAGCCTAGAAAACTGGGCACACTGGCGAGAGCCCTACATCCCGGCCACTGAGGCCGGTGACAACCATGTGTACGCCGGAGACTCGCAGGTCAACTATGACCAGTGGCAGCCTTCGCTTCGCGCTCGGTTGCGCGGGACGCCCACGTACCACAACGTAGGAGTACCCGGACAAACGCTGGCCAACTTAGTCGCCCTTGATGCGAGCACGGTAGACCCACTATTCAACCCGAGCGCGGCGGGAAACTATCTGTTCGTTTGGGCGCTTACGAACGACTATGCGGGCGGAGCCGCCCCGTCTGAGGCAATGGCATCCGTGGCCGCGTACTGTGCGGCTCGCCGAGCAGTGCACCCGTGGACAGGCATTTTCGTTGCCACAACTCTTCCTCGCGGCAACGCTCCGGACCCGACGGCCTACGAAGCGAATCGGCTCGCCGGCAATGTGCTTTTGCGCGCCAATTACCTGTCATACGGAGCGGACGCTTTGATCGACCCAGCGACCGACCCACGTCTCGGCGCAACTGGCGCGAACACCAACCCCACATATTTCATGACAGAGGTAGGCAATCCTTGGGTCCACATCAACGCGACCGGTGGGGACATCTTCGCGCGCCTTGCCTACGACCAATACCGAGCTTTGAAGCTGCGACTTTTCGCGTAGACCGCCTCCCCGCCGAAACAGCCCACGACCGAGCCTAGACTGAGCCCCACGTGACCATCGCCCATGCCTGACCTACAAATCCCCGCCCATGCCTGACTACGACCAGTGCAAACAACTCAAGGAGCTTCGCGCGTAGTAAAAGCATCATGGGACCAGAGGCACTGAAAACACTGAGCGGTTCTGGCACCTTGGGGGCCGTGATGGCGCCCATCCTCGGGCTACTCGGCGTGGTGATCGGCGTCCTCATCTGGATGCTCAAGGGGATGTTCACGCGGTGGCTTGAGGCTGACAAAGTCAAGGTCCGGGCCGATGAAGCCAGGGAATCGAAGTACAACGAGTTCATGGCGGCGTTTACCAGCTCGCTGAACGCCATGACGTTGAACCTCCAGGCCACGAGAAGCGACTCTTTGGCGGCCATTCGCGACACGCAGTCGAATTTGCTCGCGGGCATTCAAGGCGTGATCAGGCTGTCACATGACGAAGCCAAGATTGAGCGCAAAGAGCTGATCGAGCAGGCTGTCGAAAAGCTCAGTGGCGAAATCACAGGGGCCGCGAATTCGATCAGGAACAGCAACGAAAAGCTGGCCGCCACCTTCGAGAAGCAAATCGACGCGGCCGAGAGGCAGCGGTTGCTCGAAGAGAAGCGCCGACTGCAAGAGGAGAATGACGATCTGTCCAAGCCTCACACCATCGACGACGCGGCGCCGAGGAGGGTGCGATGAGCGCCGACGACATTGGCGCGATTTTGCGCAAGCTTGATGACCTCGACCGGCGGCTCGACAGCATCGATCGCGAGCACGCTGAGGACATGGAGTCTCTGCGCGCAAACCTCCGCGTGATTTCGGAATCACATCAGCGATGCACGTTCCGTTGCGAGGTCGCCAATCAAGAGTTGATCTTGGCAGCCCTCAAGTCATCGAGTACAAACCTAACGGCAGTGAAGGACAAGGGATGAGCGGCGAGGTCGACAAGCCTGTTGGGTGGGCCGAAGCCAAGACGCCTAAAATGCCGGTTGTGTCCGTGCCTGGCATTTCGCATTTCTCCAGAATGTCAGATCGCGAGTTGGAGTCCTACGTTCGCAAGGAGTGGACGGCCCACGCTGACGCTTGCCGGGCGCCGGGCGGGGCACTCTTTAACCTCGATCAGATGCTCATCCTACGCACAGCCGAACTCCGCGAGCTTCGGGACCACGTAGCCAGCGAGGAGCGCAGCTACGTGCAGCGCCGCTGGCTCGAAGTGCTGGCCACGCCGGCCGCCATTGTGCTGTGCACGTTGATCGCGTTACTCTACGTGCATTTGCACCGCTGAAAGTACGGAGGAAGTCTATGAGATTCATCGGCGCTAAGAACTTCATGGTCGCACACCGCGGGGCGGTTGATTGGATTGTCGTCCACGCTACCCAAGGCGCCGAGAAGCCTCAGCAGGCCATCGCGACGGCGAACCGCTTTGCCGGCATTGGCGAGCCGGCCCCGATCGCATCGGCTCACTACATCGTAGACCCGACCACGGTGATCCAATGCGTGCTTGAGACCGATGTTGCATGGCACTGCAAGGGCGCCAACCGCCGTGGCATCGGGATCGAGCATTGCGGGATGTCGGAGCAAACGCCAGAGCAATGGGCCGACGATGGCAGCGAGGCGGAGCTTCGCCAGAGCGCGGTGCTGGCGGCGGCGATGTGCAGACGATGGGGGATCCCGCCTGTCAAGCTATCCCCGTCGGACATCGTCCACGGCCAGAGAGGCATCGCCGGCCACATGGACTTCACCGAGGCTTTCAAGACGCCGGGCGGCCACATGGACCCCGGGGCAAGCTTCCCGTGGCAGCACTACATCGAGCTCGTGGTAGCGGCGATCGACACCTTGACCCCGGCTCCGATCCAGGCCGCCGCTGCGCCAGTCGCGGTGGCAAGTGCCGACGATTCCGACCTCGTCACCACGTGCGATGACCCGAACGATGTCTGCGTAGAGGCGGTCTTCGACCCGGAGCACGCCACGTGACCAGCATGCAGATCTTCGAAGCTGTCGCCGCCCGCCGGATGACACCGGAAGACGGCGCGAGTATGATGCTAGACAACCGCAAGAAAGAGGGCACCATGACCGCAATTTGGAACTTTCTGAAGACTCTCAACCGCTCGAAGGTAGTCAACGGCATCGCGGCGTTTTTCGGTCTCGTGATGCCAATCTTAGCTCTTGTGCTGAAGTGGTTACCTCCAGACGTTGGCATCACCCTGGTGGTGTCCAGCGTATTCGGTGTGCTCTCACGGGCGCAGTATGTCTTCCAGGAAGTCGTGCCACTCATGGACGGCTCGGCGGTCGTGCAAGTCAAGCCGCCCACCCCATCGTCGGTAAGCGGCGTGCAGGCATCTCTTGTATCGGTCGCCGTCAACCCGCAGAAGGTATCGCCGGTCCCCGTGGTGCAGGCGCCGATGGTTGACCCCGGCGCGAAGAAGATCGTGAACATGAGCGACTTGCCGGGCGGAAAGTAACGGATGGGCCCACAAGCAAAGATCGTCGAGGTGGCAGTCGAGATACTCAGGACTTACCACGAGCGGGCTCGACTCGATGCCGAGCGGGAAATCGCCGATGATGTTCTGGCCGCCGTCGACCGCAGCTCGCCCAACCCCGCGTGGACCCGCGCCGTGGAAGAGCGCTCGCGAATTCTCGACGTGCGGGTGGCGGCCGATGCCGCCTTCGATCGCGCCGTAGGGGAAATGATCAAAGCCCTGCGAGCCGCGGGCTCGTTGTAGGACTGGCATGATTGCAGAGCACTCCATATCGTTTTCTGGAACCACCTTAGCGACGAAAAAGTGAGATCGGTTTTAGACCTTCGCAGCCATGGATGGCTGCAAAGACAGATCGCTGCCAAACTCGGGGTCGGGCAGCCGATGGTCAGCATGATTCTTTCTCGGAAGAATTGGAAGCATGTCAGTTCAGACCGACCCCAACCGGAGGCCCAATGAAGCTCATTCGCATCCTATCGTTCGCCATCTTCTCTCTATTCATCGTACCGTCAGTGTCACGTGCCGACATCCAGCTCGATGACATCGCGCCCAAGGTGACGAAGTGCTGGGGCACCACGTGCGTGATGCCGGATGCGGCCGTCAATGCGTCCCTGCTCAACCTTTCAACCAAGAAGTGGGAAGTTGGTACCACGTCCATCGGCGCCGGGCTCGCTCTGCTCTTCGTGGCCGACTCGCCCTATGCCTCTGGTCTGACGGCTCACCTTACGGGCGTGCTCACGCAGACGGCTGGCCAGTCGAGCTTCGCGATGCCCACCATTGGGGCCGTGTTTCTCCGTTATTTTGAGGTCGGATACAGCTACCGCCTTTCGGCGAGCGAGCCGAACGCCAGCTATGTCAGCATCGCCGGTAACATTCCGTGGGACGTGTTCACGGGGTTCACGATGCCCACGCGCGCGAAGATGGCTAGGGAGGCGCGCGCCAAGGGCCAAGTGATGACGGCGAAGGACTTCCGGTGATCCGACTCCTTCCCCTCCTCGCGCTCCTCGCGTGCGTTCATCCTTCGCCGCCCGCGACCACGACCGACGCCGGGGTGTCCGACCTCTTCACCGCGTACCTGACGACGGCGAAGTTCCACGCGTTCAACTGCGCTCTGCCGGTGGTCGCGGTCGAGCGCGATGCCGCCCGCGGTGACATCACGACATGCCTGCTCAAGGGAGCCGCAGAAGACGTCGAGGCGTGCACGGTCAAGCAGGCGACGAGCAATTACGACAAGGTCTCGGTGGCCTGCGGCGTGCGGGACATCGGGGCACAGCGGAATGCGGCTTACCTGGCGGGCAACCAGGACCCTGCCGACAAGGCTGCGGCGGATGCGGCTCGCCAGTGGATCCATGACCACTGGGCCGCTTACGTCAGTGTGGAGGTTTCGCCATGATCGACCACAGCCAGATGAAGACCGGACGCCGGCCCGCCAACCTCGCCAAGGTCAAGGCGCATCTTCAGGCCCGCGACGTGCTCAACCTCAGCGTGTTGCCGAGTCGACCGGCCGCGCGCGATTGGTCGATGGTCGACGGCGCTCCGCTGGCCTACCAGATGTTCCTCAACAACCTCTACAGCGACTGCGTGTTTGCCTCGGCCTCCAACAGCCAGATCACCCAATCGGCGAACAGCGGCACGCAGGTGGCGATTCTCGACAGCGAGGTGCAGGACGCCTACACGCGCTTCACCGGATTCAATCCTGATGACCCGAGCACGGACAACGGCGCCAACATGCTCGACGTGGGGATGCGCTGCCTTCGAGGAGAGCTTATCGCCGGGCGCAAGCTGCTTGGCTTCGTCGCCATCAACCCGAAGGACGACGACATGGTCGCCGCGGCTGCTGAATTCTTCGGCGGACTTTGGACGGGATTCGATCTTCCTATTGCGTGGCAAGGTGCAAGTGAATGGGATGTCGCGCCCGATGACTCGACGTCGGGCAAGTGGGAGCCAAGGTCATGGGGTGGACACGCTGTCCATCTCCACTCTTATTCCCCTGGCGTGGATCAGCTTACAACATGGTCAGAAGGTATGCCGCTGACGCCAGCCGCGAGACACCGATACATGGAAGAATGTTACTGTCTAATCTGGAGTGGTCTGTGGAATAGACTTGATAACGGGCTGTGCCCGCCTGGCATCGACCTGCAGCGCATCTTCGACGTTGGAAAGATCGTAGGCGTATAAAAGAGTCGCCCATCTACCCCAAGTCCTCCTCGTCCCGCCACTCGTGAACCGCGCACGATTCGTCGTCTGCTACCACCGGCATTTCGCAGGTACGCCGCACCACTGGTACGCTCTCAAGAGCGTCGTGTAGCGCGACGTATCGCCAGTGCTCCCCGCCGGCCACCGAATCACCAAACCACGGCACCCGGCGCAAGATGACCGGCGTGCCGTCGACATTGACGAGTAGGTGGGCACCAAGCGTGGTCCCGCCTAGCAGGAGAGCCGGGAACTCGCGCCCGGCGCAATTCTGATAGATCACCGGCCTGTCTATGCAGTGTCGCATATTGGTGTTCATGTAGGGTGGATGCCGGCACCGCGGAAGGGGTTGCAGAGTGCATTCGTGCTAGGGTTGTGGCATGCCCATCCTATCCGTCGTGATTGTCCTCTGCGTCGTCGGCGTGCTCCTCTGGCTCGTGAACACCTACTTGCCCATGGCGGCGCCGTTCAAAACGATCGTGAACGTCGTCGTCGTGATCGCTGTGGTGCTCTGGCTCTTGAGCGCGGTCGGAATCCTGGGATCCATCAGTGGAGCGCGTCTTCCACGCGTTCGCTAGTCGGCCAAAACCTGCGCAGGCGCGCAATAATAAGGGCATGGACCGATTCATCGCCCTGTACTATATCGCAACCCTCCTCGCCACCTGGCGCGTCTACCGTCGAGCCGCAAAGGACAACGCCATCCGCATCGAGCACCTGGCAGCGGCAAACCTGCGCGCATGCGACCGCAACACCGAGCTGATAGCCGAGAACGCCGAGCTGAGAGCGGAGCACGATACCCTGTTGGGCATTGCACACCTCCTCGAGGAGACCAACTACCGTCTTGCCTGCAAGGCTTACGGCAAGGCCGCCGTTGACCAAGCGATTGGCAAGGCCGGCAAGAGCGCGAGGAATTGACCATGCCAGCGGCACCCTGGACGAGAAGCGGCGCGACCGCCCGCCTTCGCCTGCTTTACGCCGACGGTGGCAAGAAGCCGAAGGAGCTCAAGATCTACGTGCTCGTCTGCGAGGACGAAGCCGGCAAGCCGATGGAGCTAGCTATCAAGGCTGACACCGTCGGCTCGACGATCCGCGGGCTCCTCGACGTGCTGGGCACCACGGCCAGCATGGCGCTCGAGCGCGGAGCC